GATTATGTAGATTTCTCAGCTAATTTAGGAACTATGGCAACTTATACTATTATGTTTTGGGCAAAGCGAGACGCTGAAAACAGAATGCCAGTAGCAGCAAGAACCAATGCTTCATTTTATTGGTACGGTGACAATAGTTGGTTCTACACTCACGGGGGAGCAACCGGAGAATACTATTATAGCAAGCCTACAAGTATCCCACTCGGAACTTGGGGATGTTATTGCGTATCTTATAACGGTTCAAATGTATCAATATATCGGCAAGGTGTTTATCAGGGTCAGCAATCAACTACCGGAACAGCAGATTGGTCAGTTGGCTTGCGTGTAGGTTGGTGGCAACCGGGAGGTGCTTATGCGTGGCAAGGTCTCATTTCTAATGTCATGATGTACAACACTGCACTAACGGCTGACCAAGTAACACAGAATTTCAATGCTACCAGAGGGAGATATGGAATATGAGTTTAACAGAAGAAAACGGTCTAACATATGTTACGCTTGATTTGAGCGAAGCATCATCGTTAGACTTTGAACAGATAGAACAAACATCAATTGATACGCTTCGTATCAGTGTAGATGGAACTAAAACAATTGTCAAGTGGATATCTGCCAATGGTGTTCCTAGCTCAGTAGCAGCATTGACATCAAAAGGCCCATACATGACGCATGATGAAGCACTAGAACTAATGTCCACTGAAGCCTGGACTATTGATATTCCTTTGGTATAATATATGGCCCTAGCGCATTCCCCTTCTATAGTAACTACCGGGCTAGTATTATGTGTAGATGCGGGCAATCCTAGATCATATTCGGGGTCGGGTACACAATGGAATGATGCTACAAGTAGTGGTTTTAATTTTGCTCTAACTAATGGTCCCGTATATTCAAGTAGCAATTTGGGATCATTTACGTTTGATGGCGTAAATGACTTTGCAAGCGCAAGTGACAACACTGCACTTAACACACAAACTCCTACAGTTGAAGTATGGGTTAAGACAAACGCAACTACACAAAATGGATTCTGGTTCGAAAAAGGAACTGTAAATTCTCAATATGCATTGTTTCAAGAAGGCGGTTTGATACAATGGAGAATGAATATTGGGGGTGTCACAAATCTTTCTACAACTACTGCATCATTTATGAATACATCTAATTGGTTTCAGGTTGTAGGGACTTATACATCTGGTAGTAGAATACTTTATATTAACGGTGTCCAAGTAAATTCAGATGCACAAACCGGAACAATATCAACTAATGCAAGTGGGATGTACATAGGGTCTTATAACTCAGGCGGATATTACTATAATGGAGCATTATCTATTTGCAGAGTGTACAATAGAGTATTGTCAGCCGCAGAAGTGCTACAAAACTTCAACGCAGCACGAGGGAGGTACGGCATCTAATGGCACTCGGTCACTCTCCTTCTGTAGTTACTAATGGGTTAGTGTATTGCGCCGACGCTGGAAATCCTCGCAGCTATAGCCCTAATACATTTCCTATTCCGCTAGATATATTCGGTTGGAGTGGCACCTCTGCTTACGCAGCAACATTATCAAGAGACTCTACTACCTCACCTAGTCCAGCAGGTGGAATTCCCTTGAAGATGGCTATCTCTGGAGACGATCCACACATTGCCTCATATAATTCGTCACCTTATAATGTATCAACTGCTGCAAGCGGCCAAACTTGGACGGTAAGTGTGTATGTTAAAGGATCAGTTGTTACTACCGGCGAACTATTTATTTTTGGGGCGGACTCAGGCGGCGGCGACTTTACATTTCCTGATTACGGCGCTGGCAGCATCGCTATAACTACTGATTGGACAAGAGTAAGTTATTCGTTCACCTTCTCAAATGCAAACGTTGCTTTCATACAATTTAGATTAGACGGAACTCCTACAGGCGGCACCGGCACAAACATTTGGTGGGACGGTATTCAAGTAGAACAAGCATCAACTCCTTCTAGTTTTAATCCTATGAAAAATACTAACCGTTCTAATTTACTTGATAGAAGCGGTAACGCCTTCAATAGCACATTAACTAACGGACCAACTTATAATACATCTAATTTAGGTAGTATCGTATTTGATGGAGTTAATGATTTTTCTACCGTTACCCCGACACCGACAGTATTGCAAGGTAATCCTGATCTAACAGTTATGGGCTTTTACTACCGAACTGGTAGTTTCTCAAGCAAAGGTTTTTGGGGTATTGGCGGCTCAAATGCAGGTGGCACTGCACAAGGAATTTGCAATTGGAACTATAATAACACTAATGAAATCACAGTAGATAGTTGGGGTCAAAGTACTTTCACGACCGGACAAACTTATCCACTGAATACATGGATTGGTGTGGCGTGGAGAAAGGTTGCTGGTCCAATGACAAGAGCAAATTGTACTATTTCAATTTTTAACGGAACTATGACTAATTACACAGCAGGCGCACTAACAATCTTAAGAGCGGAAGCTGGAACTAATCTTGCTATAAATTCAATTGGTGGAATAACACTAGGTTCTATTAGTGTAGACACTGGCTACTGTTCTCCGGTTAATATATCTAATCATTATATCTACAGTAGAGTATTAACTGATACAGAAGTACTACAAAACTTTAATGCACTCCGTGGAAGGTATGGTATATAATGGCTCTCGCACATTCTCCTTCTATAGTTACTAATGGATTAGTACTTGTTTATGATATGAGCAATACGGGCCGTTCCTGGAAAGGCGCCCCCACTACAAACCTAGTACCAAACCCGTACGCTAATTGGAACGGATCTAGTTTTGTATTCGGTGGTTATAATTATGATGCTACCGGTACACAAACCTATACTTACGTCACAAATGTTTCAAATCCAATCGGTTCTCCCGCAGTAATGCAATATACTACCGGCACAACTGGCTATAAATATTGGGCAGTTCAAGGTACTGTAGCGACAACAGGCACTCATACCTTTTCGTATTATGCTAGAATCATCAGCGGCCCGACAGCTACCTCTAATCTTAGTAATAGTCAATTGTGGAGATCAAATGGAGTTGACCAAGCAGTTACTGGCGATTGGAATCCAACATATACTACTGAGTGGGTAAGATATTCAACTACTGGGCCGTGTACTGCGGGCACAGTGCTAGATTATTTCCCGATACATTCCGGCGGACTAACGGGTGGATATACAATTCAGTATTGTGGATTTCAACTTGAGCTTGGCACGTATGCAACACCGTTTGTCCCAGGTACAAGATCAAACACACAAGCATTATTAGACCCTACTGGTCAGGACATTATTACTGCGACAAGTTTGACATATCCATCAGATGGGTCGTTTAGCTTCAATGGATCAAATAATTACCTAACAGTGTCTACTTTTGCAACCAAACCAACAACTGCGATAACCTGCGAGTCTTGGATTAGACCTACTAAACCGACGGTAACAGGAACTATTAGAGGAGGATCAATTTCTTCAACTAACAGTATGTATTTGGGCATTATTGACTCGACTGACGGAGGAGTAACTTTTTCACTGCACTGGGCAAATCAAACATCCGTGAGTAGAGTAGCATCGTATAACGGCAGTGTTCCTAATAATGCATGGTCTCACATTGTGGGAACGTATGACGGGTCTATCATGAGGGCCTATTTAAACGGGGTGCAAATATATTCTGAAGCACAAACCGGAACAATACCCGATGCAACATATGTGTTAGGAACTTACGGCTTAGGCCTCACTGACGGCGTGCATAACTTTAATGGTTTATTACCTTTAAGCAGGATCTATAACAGAGCCCTAACAGCAACAGAAGTAATGCAGAACTTTAACGCATTACGCGGAAGGTATGGGGTATGAGTGTAGCATCTGGTCCAAATATTGTTGTTCCTATTGATACTGTCAGAGTCTTTGCAACCTCTGGAACCTTTACACCTGCGTTTACGGGAACAGTTGAAGTGTTAGTAGTCGCTGGCGGCGGAGCCGGCGGTGGCGGCATCGGAGGCGGCGGCGGTGGCGGCGGCGTAGTGTATATGCCTGCCGTGTCAGTTACTTCAGGAACTCCATATACTATTACTGTGGGTGCTGGCGGCACCGCAATAGTATATTCCAGTATCAGCGGCAGCGGAGGAGACTCTACTGCATTTGGAGCAACTGCTAAGGGAGGCGGAGGTTCCGGAGTACACGATTCAGGTGCCGGCGTAACTGGTGGTTCTGGCGGAGGCGCAGCATCAAATAACAGCGTATTAAATCAAGGCGGCACTAGCAGTGGAAATTCATTAGGTTCAAATACCGGAATAATTTACGGCAATCGTGGCGGAAATATGACAGCCGCCAGAACTAGCGGACCCACAGCAGCAGCAGGCGGCGGCGGCGCTGGTGCAGCAGCAGCAGACACTAATAGTAACACTGTTCAAAGTAGTCCCGGTAATGCAAACGGTCGCGGTGGAGCCGGCGTTGTTAATAGTATATTAGGTACAGTATATTACTGGGCTGGCGGTGGCGGAGGCGGCGGCTATTATAATGGCTATGCCGGTGACGGCGGCATCGGCGGCGGAGGTGGCGGAAGTTGTTCAGGAGGCATTGGTCCAACTAATGGTGGTGGTAACGGGCTGAATTCGGGCATCGGAGCAGCAATTGACACCAATGGCGCAGCAGGCGCTATGAACACCGGCGGCGGAGGCGGCGGAGGCGCTTGGCAAGTTACCTCCGGCGGTGCTGGCGGCTCAGGAATCGTAATCATAAGATACAATTCTTCACTGGGATCAAGTACCGGAGGCGCAGTTGCTTCAGTAGGAGATATGGTAGTGTGCGTAGATGCTGGAAATCCGCTATCATATCCTGGATCAGGTACATTTTGGAGAGACGTTAGTGGTAGCGGCAATAACGGGACGCTTGTTAATGGCGTTGGATATAACTCAGCTAATTTAGGATCTCTAGTTTTAGATGGAGTAAATGATTATGTTAGTTTGGGATCGTTTTTCACTTATCAAAACTTTACTATAAGTGTGTGGGTAAACCCAGGTACTACGCAAGTTCAATATGCAGACATTTTTGATAACTCGCACACCGGAACACGAAGCTTTGTGCTACAACAAGACAGCACGAATACAAATGTTTATGGATTCGGCACACATGACGCTACCGGCGGTATAAGTGCTGTTGGAGGAATTTCTCTGACAGCCAACATTTGGACTAATATAACAATGACGTTTACTCCTTCTGACAGAGCAATTGTGTATGTTAATGGTGTATTTTTAAATCAAGGCGATCTTGCAAACAATAGAAACATTTTATATGATGGTCAATCATTAGATATTGGCAGATGGAATTTAGGCGATAGAAACTGGAATGGAAAAATAGCAAGCTTTGTAGCTTACAGCAGAGTGCTTACCGCAGTAGAAATACTACAAAATTTCAATGCACTAAGAGGGAGATTTAATTTATGACACATTTTGCTAGAGTACAAGATGGAACTGTAACGGAGGTTATAGTCATCGAACAAGATATGATTGATACTGGTTTGTGGGGCCCTCCCCAAGAATGGATTCAAACTAGTTACAATACCCACGCCGGTGTTCATACGCAAGGTGGCACACCATTAAGAAAGAATTATGCTGGTGTTGGTTATTCATATGATGAAGCTTTGGATGCATTTATCCCTCCGAAGCCATTTGATAGCTGGGTACTTGATGAAACTATTGGTCAATGGAAAGCCCCTATAGACTACCCCGATGATGGTAATGCATATGTTTGGAATGAAGCAGTTCAACAATGGGAACTGTCTACCATTGAACCATTAATGGGAGAATAATAATGGCAATCGCTTCCGGTCCAAATATCGCTGCTCCTACTGATACTGTCAGAGTTTTTGCAACTTCTGGAGTCTTTACCCCGTCCTTTACAGGTACAATTGAAGTTCTTGTAGTTGCCGGCGGTGGTGGGGCCGGATCAGATATGGGAGGCGGCGGCGGCGGCGGAGGCGTCATTAGCAATACGAGTGTATCAGTAACCTCAGGTACACCAGTAACTGTTACAGTTGGTGCTGGAGGTGCAGGAGCCCCTGCAGGTACTGGTGGACACGCAACTACTAAGGGAACAAATGGCGGAAATAGTATATTTGGTAGCAATACTGCTGTTGGTGGTGGAGCAGGCGGAACATCATACTATACGTTTGGTAACAGTTTTGGTAATAGTGGTGGCTCTGGCGGCGGCGGGTCTGGTTATAACAACGGTGTAACCCCTGCATTGTCTACTGGAACAGGCTACGGTGCGTCTGGTACCGGTACTGCCGGACAAGGAAATCGCGGGGGCTGGGGTAACAGTTCTTACTATAGTGGTGGTGGTGGTGGCGCTGGTGGCGCCGGCACTGATGCGAATAACACACCCAATGGTGGCCCAGGCATAGCGAATGGCATACTCAATCGTAATCTTTTTTGGGGCGGTGGTGGAGGTGGCGCAGCATATAGTTTAAGTGCAGGAGGTAACGGCGGCGTTGGTGGAGGTGGTGGCGGCGCAGTCGGAGTGACTACTGGGGGAACTGGGTATAATAATGGTTCTCCTGGAGGTGGCGGTTCTCCTAACTCACAAACAAACACTCCGGGCGGCGATGGTGGCCTCAACACGGGCGGCGGCGGAGGAGGCGGCTCCCACTATAACTTCACGAATAAAGGCGGTGACGGTGGATCTGGAATTGTAATTGTCAGATACAATTCTTCTTTGGGAGAGAGTACTGGAGGAGCACCTATCTCAGTAGGAAATATGGCTCTATGCTTAGATGCTGCTAATCCTAATTCAAACGTAGGCAATCGCTCTGTCATCAACTGGAACAACTGGGTCACTGGTTCAGGCAGTATTACTGGTTATAGTCAAAACGGGGCAACGGCTGAAAACGAAAGAGTAGTTGCAAGTAATCCATGGGGTAATAATGCAGTTGTTTGGGAAGCAAGACCACTAGCAGAAACTAATGATGACGGTGGCTGGAACACAGCAGATTTTGCTATAGACAATACTCAACTATATCGTTTCTCAGTATGGGTTCGTAGAACATCAAGTACCGGTGGCGGCACATTTTATTTAGGTACTGGAAGTAACGGCGGCCTGCGCAAAATGAGTGATGATACAGCAGCAGACAATCCGTATTGGGAGTGCAGCGGTACTAGTGGGTTAGCACAGAATACTTGGTACTTGTTTGTAGGTCATATATATCCAGCCAACACTACATTCACTGGTAGAAATCCTACTACTGGATATTATACTATTAACGGTAGAGCCGGTGATATAAACGGGTGCAACATTGGCACCGGTGATTTAAAGTGGAATTCCAATTCAACTACAAGTCTACATAGAACGTATTTGTATTATTGTGCAGATAACACTACAAGATTACAATTCTATCAACCAAGAGTAGATTTGTGTGATGGCACAGAACCTAATATCCAAGAACTACTGCAAAACGCAGGCAATACGTGGTATGATATAAGCGGCAGTAACAACAACTGTACATTTCTAGATTTGCCTTCTACTAACAATGGGTTTTATACTTTTAACGGTACTAGTAATTACGGTACAATTATCAATAACGCTACTTTGAATTTTGCTTCTGCTCAATCGTTACAGATAGTAATGAGACACACATATACCTCAGGTAGAAGAAATCCATGGGACCAAGCGTATGGCGGGTATGGTACTTGGACACACGAACAAGGCGAAAACATCAGCGGCTTCTACGGAAATGCAGGATCAAACGCTGAACCATATGTGGGGGTAGGAAGCCCGACAACCCCTAGAAGTGTTTGGAATGTAATATCTACTGTTAGAAGCACTAGTCAATATAAATGGTATCTAAATGGAGCGTTGAGTGTAACCACAGCTAATCCATATGGGGTTTTAGCTAACACACCAGCCAACATCACCATAGGTAATGGCTATGCAGGATTTTGGCAAGGTGATATGGCTATGGTTACTGCTTACACTAGGGCACTATCTGATGCTGAAGTAGCACAAAACTTTAATGCTATACGCGGGAGATTCAACTTATGAGTGTAGCATCCGGTCCTAAAATAGTTACTGATGGATTACTGTTTGGTTATGATATGTATGATCCGCAGTCGTATAGAGGAGCAGCCGTATCAAACCAATTTGCGGTCCCTACTCCCGATGGTAGCAATAATGTTGCCTTTCAAGTTCAAGGCACCGGAACGTTTCAGCGAACATATTCAGGAACATTTGATAACTACTCTATTACGAATAATGATGTAGTATACCGATATGATTTAGTTGCAGCAGGCGGATGCTATTACCATGGCAACGATGTTAGTATTACTGCTGGTCAGTGGGCAACGTTTACATTTGATTATTATATTTCCCCGGGTGCTGGCGGATATCCTGTTACCAACTATCTCGCTAATTTTGAATCGGCAGTAAGTAACTCAGCAGCCGATCCTACGCCGACAGTAACCGGCGTTTGGAAAACGGCTACATTTACTGCTCAGGCCGGATCTACTGGCACATGTAGAATGTTATTATATCCAGGTGCATGTAACGGAACTAGTTTAGCTACTAGTGGATTCATTCTTTATAGAAACCCTCAGGTATTAATTAGTTCATCTAGTAACTTTACTGCTCCGTTTGTAGGTCCGTTTGGCTCCAGAAGCTCAACTAATGCACTGCTAGATGTTACTGGAAGTAGAACAATAACTATCAATAGTTTAACCTACGCATCTAATAATACATTTAGCTTTAACGGATCAACCGACTTCTTAACTATCCCTACAATTAGTTTAGGTAATGGAAATCTGCCATGGACTGTTAGTGCTTGGGTTAAAACTACTACTGATGCAACCGGTCTTGGTCAAGGTTCAATACTGTCCAACTTAAGTGGCGGACCAGTATACTCAGCTTTATGTGTAAACAGCGGAAAGATTGCATATTGGACTTATCAAAACTCTGCATGGGCACAGAAGTTAGGCGTTGGTACAACTGTCAACGATAATAACTGGCATTTGCTAACTTGGGTAAACAATTCTAATAGTACGATGGCTATGTATGTAGACGGGGTATTAGACAGTAATGTGGCAAACTCTACATCAGGAAATAATAACCCGGTTGATACAATAGGCAACTCTTGGAACGCAAAATTTGCAGGTAGCATACCCGCTATACAAGTGTATAATGTCGCACTGACAGCAGAACAGGTTGCATTAAACTTTGCTGCATTTAGAGGGAAATACGGAGTATGACACAATTAGGAAACAACATTGACCCTGCAACTCAAGCAATAAGAATTTCATTCTGTACCACTTGTGAAGAAAACATTGAACTACCCTATCCAAAATGTAGACTTAATGATATTCCACTTTCAGTGCAAACCTCAGAAGAACAAGAAACATGTCCGCTCAGTAAATGGTGATAAGTATAGTGTGATCAACGTATTCTTATTAGACTATTATACTCGCCTTCGGGCCTGGCATGATCTTAGAGAATCTTTAAAAAATGGTGATACACAAACCATATGTGTTGAGGTCGATAGATTTTGGCAACGAGCACCAATCAGTTCTCACTACCTGCATCCAGCAGATGTAGTAGATTGGCCCGGACCTTGGGAACTTATTAGTGATAATGATTATTGCAAGTATTCCCGAGCTTTGGGAATGGTATACACGCTAATGCTATTGGGTATCAACGACATTGACTTTGTTGACGCAATAGATTATAATAGAGAAAATGTAGTATTAGTTTTAGTTGATGACGCAAAATATGTGATGAATTACTGGCCTGAGTCGGTATTAAATACATCTCTCGCAGAATTCACAATAACAAAGCAAATCAATATCAGTTCATTAAAAAAGAAAATAGGCAACGAATGATTAATGTAAAGAAACGATCGGGTAACACAGAGCCGCTTGCCCTGGAAAAGTGGCAACAACAGATTACAAAGGTGTGCAATGGCACGGCTGATGTAAGTCAATCCATGATAGAAATCAAAGCACATCCACAGTTTTATGATGGCATCACTACACGAGAGATTGATGAAATCACTCTTAGAGCTATCGTGGACTTGATTGATGTTGAAAGTAATCCTGATGTTGGACACGTTAATTATCAATACGTTGCTGGTAGACAACGACTTTCTATGCTTCGTAAAGATGTTTACGGAGACTACCAAGTACCACACTTGTATGAAATTGTTAAGACTAATGTAGCAACAGGCCTATATACTAATGAACTTTTAGAATGGTATTCCGAAGACGATTGGAATAAGATGAATGACTTCATCGAACATGAAAAGGATGAGGAGTACTCATACGCAGCAATCGAACAGATGATTGAAAAATATCTTGTTCGCAATAGAGCAACAAAAGAAATCTACGAAACTCCACAAGTTCGCTATTTGATTGCGGCTGCAACAATATTTCACCGTGAAGAAGCTAGCAAGCGCCTCAAGTTTATTAAGGAATACTACAATGCAGCGAGTGATGGTCTGTTTACCCTGGCTACTCCTGTGCTTGCTGGTCTCGGCACTCCAACTAAACAGTTTAGTTCTTGCGTCCTTATTCGCAGCGACGATGATTTGGATTCGATTTTCGCTTCCGGAGAAATGATGGCTAAGTATGCTAGCAAACGAGCTGGCATTGGATTAGAAATCGGCAGACTTCGCTCCCTCGGTTCGCCTATTCGAGGGGGCGAAATCATGCATACTGGTATGATTCCGTTTCTAAAGAAGTGGTTCGGTGACTTACGTTCTTGCTCACAGGGCGGAATTCGTAATGCATCGGCTACTGTGTTCTATCCTATCTGGCACTATCAGTTTGATGACTTGATCGTTCTCAAGAACAATCAGGGCACCGAAGAAACCCGTGTTCGTCACATGGACTATGGTGTTGTTCTTAGTGCATTCTTTTGGAAGCGGTTCAAGAACAAAGAGAATATCACATTCTTTGATCCAAACGAAGTGCCTGATTTGTATGAAGCATTCTATCAAAATACAGCAAAGTTTGAAGAACTTTATGTGAAGTATGAAAAGCGTAAGGATTTACGTAAGAAGGTAATGAGTGCTGAGGAAGTCTTTAAGGGAGGCATTCTTAAGGAACGCACTGACACAGGTAGAATCTATCTTGTGTTCATTGACAACGTTATGAATCAAGGTCCGTTCGACCCTGAGTATCATACAATCTATCAATCAAACCTCTGTGTCGAGATCCTTCTTCCCACAAAGTCATTCAAGCGTCTAGATGATCCTGCAGGACGAATCGCACTTTGTACCCTCGGGAGTATGAATTGGGGTGCGTTTAGAAATCCAGAAGATATGCGTAGAGCATGTCGGATTCTATTGCGCAGTCTAAACAACATTCTTGATTATCAGGACTTCTTGTCAATTCAGTCTAAGCTGTCAAACGATGAGATTAGACCAATTGGTATTGGTGTAACTAATCTTGCATACTGGCATGCCAAACGTGGATACAAGTACGGCGAATCAGAAGCACTACAAGACGTAAAGAGTTGGGCAGAACATCAAACATATTATTTGATGGAAGCCAATGTTGAACTTGCTAAAGAACGTGGTAAGTGCTTAGACAGTGACAAGACTCGTTATGGTAACGGAATCTTCTCTTGGGAGCTTCGCTCAAATGGAGCTAACGAACTAGCTGACTTTACTCCTGAACTTGAATGGGAAACGCTTCGTGCGGACATGGTAGAATACGGGGTGCGTAATGCTACAGTAGGTGCAATTGCTCCAGTAGAATCAAGTTCAGTAGTTATCAATTCTACTAACGGAATCGCAATGCCAATGAGCTTGATTAGTGTTAAGGAAAGTAAGGCTGGGTCATTCATTCAGGTTGTCCCTGAATATCAAAAGTTGAAGAACAAGTATCAGCTTATGTGGGACCAAACAGATTGCGTAGGTTATCTCAAGACCTCTGCTGTTCTTGCTGCTTATATGGATCAGTCAATCAGTACTGACACATTCTATAACCCTGCTCACTTCCCTGATAGAAAAGTCCCAACTACTCTTATCGCAAAGAACTTGATGCTTGCTCATAAGTGGGGAATTAAGACTCTCTATTACAGCTTGATTAACAAGAAGGGTTCTAAAGAAGAGGAAGATGAAGCACCACTAGAAGTTATTGACTTCTTTGAAGATGATGGTGATTGCGAAAGCTGTAAATTATAATGTTAGAAACAATTTGCGATATTTTAAAGGATGCCTATGCTCGTAACTGGATTACTAGCCGCGACGGCAACATCAGTATTCGCCATCATGACCGTGACCACTTCTATATCACACCTAGTGGTGTAAGAAAGCAGACACTACAGCCCGATCAATTCAAAAAGATTGGGTTAAATGAGAACGGCTGGCAAGTTTTACCCTACACCGCTATCTCTAGTGAGCTACAGCCAAGCGGAGAGATTCCCCTGCACTATGGCTTACTAAAAGCTTTAGGTCAGCACAGTGATGACATTCGTGTTGTAGTCCATGTTCACCCTACATACTGTGTTGCTGCAATGCACGCCGGTATTAACTTGAATGAGCTTGTGATACACTTCCCTGAGTTGGGCAGGTACACTAGAGTCGCTCCAAATGTAGGCGATGTTCCTCCTATCAGTGAAGAACTTGCTACACAATGTCATACTAACTTAGGACTTGACAGTGAAGGCAATATTGCTTATGACATTGTAGGCATTAAGGGGCATGGTGTAGTTGCAATTGACACTACTCCCTGGCGAGCATATGAACATATTGAGCGTCTAGAACATATTTGTAAAATCGTATTAGCATCGGGGAATTATTAAATGAGCAAGAGTCAATATAATCTAACTACAAAAACAGACTATCTTAACCGCAAGATGTTTCTTGACCCAGCAGGCCCTGTAACTATTCAACGATTTGAAGAAGTAAAGTATCAGAAGCTACAAAAGATTGAACAATCAGCCCGTGGATTCTTTTGGGTTCCGGAAGAAGTTAATCTCTCTAAAGATGCTAATGATATGAAGGATGCAAGCGAAGCCGTTGCTCACATCTTTACTAGCAATGTTCTTAGACAGACTGCACTTGATAGCTTACAAGGCAGAGCACCAGCGCAAGTCTTTACTCCTGTCTGCTCTATACCTGAACTTGAAGCTATTATGAGCAACTGGAGCTTCTTTGAAACAAATATTCACTCTCGTTCATACAGCCATATCATTCGCAACATCTATAATGTTCCTAAAGAAGTGTTCAACACAATTCATGACACTCAGGAAATCATCGATATGGCTTCTAGTGTAGGTGATTATTATGATAAGCTACATGCTCTTAATTGTAAGAAAGAACTTGGAATAGCTGTAGCCGAACAAGAACATATCAATGCAATTTGGCTAGCTCTACATGCTTCTTACGCTCTTGAAGCTTTCCGCTTTATGGTATCGTTCGCTACAAGTCTCGCAATGGTCGAAAATAAGATGTTCATGGGTAATGGCAATATCATCAGTTTGATTCTACAAGACGAACTCTTGCACAAAGAGTGGACTGCTTGGATGATTAATCAGGTTATCAAAGAAGACCCTCGTTTTGCTAAGGCAAAGATTGACTGTGAACATGAAGTTCGTAAGATTTACGAAGATGTAATTCGTGAAGAAAAAGAGTGGGCTGCATATCTCTTTAAGAAGGGTCCAGTAATCGGTCTCAACGAAAAGATTATGATGGATTTCGTTGACTACAACTCCGTAGACGCTCTTAAGCAGATTGGTATTAAGTATTGGAATCCAGCGCCAAAGACTACTCCTATTCCTTGGTTCAACAAGCATATGGATACCAGTAAGAAGCAAACTGCACTTCAAGAATCAGAATCAACCTCATATGTAATCGGAGTGATGAGTGATTCACTAGATTACGATGAACTACCGAATTTATAAGGAGAAAAATAATGAGAGCAATTGTATGGTCAAAGGATCACTGCCCCTATTGTGTGCAGGCAAAGACACTTCTAGAACAGAAGGGTATTGAATACGAAGAAAAGAAGATTGGTGAAGGGTACACTAAGGAAGACTTGCTTGAAGCAGTTCCTAATGCACGTACCGTACCTCAGATTTTCCTCGACGGAGAACTCGTCGGTGGATTTACAGAACTTCGTGCTAAGTTTTTAGCAGAAGCAGCATAAGAAAGAAAAAAATATGACAATTAAAGTTGGAGAAACCTATACATTCAAGCTCACGAGCGGTGAAGAAGTTGTAGGAAAAGTTACTGATATTCAAGATAATTATCTATCCTTAAAGGATCCAGTATCAGTTGCCCCCGGTCCCCAAGGATTGGGATTGATACAGAGCATGTTTACCGCAGATCCAAAGGATCCTGCAAGACTAAATATTAATAACGTAACTATCTTTGCATTGACAGATGACAGTGTTAAGGTAAAGTATATTGAGGCTACTACTGGTTTAGTGGTCCCGGACAAGAAGTTAATTTTAGGATGATATATGGGAAAACCACTAAGTAGAATAGGCGATATTAACACGGGCGGCGGAAAGATTATTAGAGGAGCAAAGACTGTCTTCGCTAACAATCGTCCGGTTGGACTGCACGTAAGTAAAATAACTCCTCACCCTGCCGGTGGTCCACATAAAGCATCGGTAACCCTTACTGGAAGCCCAACTGTATTTGCTGAAGGTGTTCCGGTATTAAGAGTTGGGTCAAGCACCACATGCGGTCACCCGATAATACAGGGTAGCCCTACTGTATTTGTGAGTTAAAAATAATATGGCTGATACTGGAACACAAAGTCCGCTTGGAATTAACGTAGTTGGTTCTTATCTACAAAATCAGGGTTTAACAATCAATCCTATAGCAGCATCTTATATGGGTGCTAGTAAAACAAATACCGATTACACTTTTGGCACATTAGTTAGCGGAACATGTTTAAGAATGCTCACTTGGGCAATCAATGATGCATATCTAAGAACTCTAGTGACATCTGGTGTTTATAATAATCTTATTGCAATAGGGTCAGCATCAATTCCTGCGTTAGGTAACTCAAAACCAGCCTCATATGTTGCGATTGATCCAGCTGGTATATGGGCACGACCTGCAGATTCAGTGACCCCATCTATTTCAGAGAAGTACGGAATTCAGCAGGGTGTCTCCGGTGCATTGCCCGGACCTGCAACTTCTGGATATAGCATTACGAGTGCTACTAATCAGGGTCAGGAAGCAACCTGGTTGCCATATGATAGTTCCAACCCGAATGCAGCCGTCACTCAATGGGGATATATTAGACTACATGCATTACAAGCATGGAATGAATTCAATTGGAATGGAGGAGAAGTATCAGCAGCTAATCCGGAATATCCGGAGTTTTTGGCATCCTTTCTGTCTGCATTGTCGTTTGTAGAAAGTGTTAGCCAAACTGTTATGTCTAACCAAAATGCAAAAACGTTTTTGGACGGCACATTCAGTAACATGGACGATTTGATCAGTGCTGATGTATTTGGTGTAAATTTAGCAAATAAAGAATTTGGTCAGGATTTAGAAAATTTAGGAAAAATTCTTAACCTAAGTGATATTTCTTCTTTTGGATTACCCTCGTCTCTATTAAAAATATTAGGAGAAAACAACGCAGTAATACCAGATTTAGTATTAGCATTGTTGTCAGCAGGGTTAGAAAATACTGAATTGCAGCAACTAGTATCTGGAAAACTACAGTCCCCCACAAAAACACAAGAACGACAAATTTACAGCGCCTTCTTAATTATGGTTGGTGAAAACCTTAGCGATATAATAGCACCTCTACAATGTCAAATAGAGGGCTTAGAAAGCTTAGCAGATTTACTTGATGTAAAAAAACTATTCCCTAACAGCTATCAATCATTAACTGTTCCTAAGTACAACGGTGAATTAGGACTCCCCACTAATAGTAAAACATATTATCCTTTGTATATCTTCGGAGGATTAAATCCAGCATTAACTAGTCCTGATATGGATACTTATGTAGGAGCGCAGACACCTAATAATGTTCCCTCAGCAGTTTCTAGTATTCAATCAGTAGATAATACAGTAGCGTTAATCAAAGGATTTGGTTCGTATCTACGTGGCGTAATACCATTAGAACAAGCAGTTGCTGCCGGCGCGTTCTCATTTGCTATGCGCCAAATCAGAAACATTGATAGAGCAGACATTCAACAGTTCGCTAGAGCAGTCAAGTCCTTAGAAAGCACTATTGATTTTCCCCTTGTCAGTGGAACAAGTAAGCCGACTAGTCAAGAGGCAATCGACAGCTTACAACTAAAAGAAGCATTAGGTTCGGGACCATATGGCACTTATACTATGTCAGATTTCTTTGGTTCTATGTCCGGTCTTCCTTATCCATGGGAAAATCTATATAATAGAATGCTAGAGGCAGAAACTGATACATTAAAATCGATATATCGTGACCTATTTTTAGCAGTGTCATGGAAACCGGCTACTGTTAGTGTGCAGTATACCTCTTATGTAGTTGAATCTCCTCCAACTGTATTCACTACATATTATAATGTTACAGGTGTTACGCTTACTGATCTTGGTGGAGGATATGGTAGAGGCGGCGCAGCAGCACCTACTATTTCTATTAACGGTGGCAGTGGAGCAACTGCTACTGCTACTATAGAAACTGATGATTTTCTTGTTGGATCAAATGGCGGCGGCTTGTTTGGTAGAGTGACCTCAGTAGAGCTAACCAGCTCAGGAACTGACACGACTACTCTGCCGACCGTAACAATAGAGGCCCCGCCTACATCAAACGGTGGCGGAACAAACACCGCAGCCGGTACAACCGGCTGGCCAAGTCCAATGAATGCAGTAGTACAGAATTATATTGACTTAGCTAATGCAGAAATTTCATTAATTTCTCAGAATAATTTAGAAGTAACTCAGTTATTGAACACGTATTGGAATATATTAGGTGGTCAATTGGTTATTGAACAACGAGCTAGGTACACTGCATTGCCACCGGTAGCAGTACCTAAAGATTTATTTGCCTATCCATATCCATCGACTATCAATTCGTTTGTTGACTCTATTCCTACTATCGCACAAGATACTAAACCGCATATGTCTGCACAAACACTAGAAGCAATTTGTAATTTAGACACTTTGGGCGGACAAAGCGCGGTAGTTCAAATGAGACAAGAACGAAATCAAATTAGATTGATTTCTGCTGGAATTCCGTTAGATAATCATATTGCAGATACTATGTCTCTCATGGATGAGAAAACACTTACTACTAATGGAACTATTCCAGCGGCTATCAATAACCCAATTACAAGTCCTATTATTGATATAGTCAAAGAGGATCCGGGAACATACGGAAATGTTCTTGTAGGTGTAACCGGCTTTACTACCGCAAGTTGGCCTACAAATAAGCTTGGCAATCGTGTTATTACTCCTAGACCCAATGGCACGTATTTCCCCTCTGACTCAACCTTGATTGGGGAATTTTTAACCACAAGAACAACGTCACCGGGAGACATAACTCCTATTTTAAATGGAGTTTCGGTTGCGGTGGTAGGACCCACAGTTCCTTCTTCACTAAATCCAATTGTTAGACCGGACAGAATTATCATTTCTACTCCGGAGCAATTAGCTACAGATATTCCTTTTGAAGTAGATTCAGACTATACCGGGAGTACTCTATACCCGGCAGTATATTCAGTAAACGAAGCTATTGAGCGTGTAATTGAATGTAACTGCGATTGTTGGATTAATTAACCCAAAACACATTGCAAATCCCTGCAAAATATTCTATAATTCTTAATAAAGGAAATAATATGTCATACCTGTTTACCAGTGAATCAGTATCCGAAGGTCACCCAGATAAAATAGCCGACGCCATCAGTGATGGTGTATTAGATATGGTTATGAGTAATTTGGATCCAGCATTACGATGTGCGTGTGAAACGTTAGTAACAACTAATAAAGTAATTGTTGCTGGCGAGTTTAAAGGCGAAATTGATCCGCTAGATTTAGACTACATAATTCGTAAAGTGATCAAAAATGTTGGGTACGAACAGGAAGGATTTCATTGGCAAACCGCTGACATAATCAATTTGATGCACGGACAAAGTCCAGACATTGCATTAGGTACTGATAATTTCGGTGCAGGTGATCAAGGATTGATGTTTGGTTATGCAGTCAACGAAACAGAAAACAACATGCCAGCAGCAATCTATTATAGTCATAAGATTGTAGAGACCCTAACTCATTTGAGAAAGAATGACGGTCAAATTTGGATGGGACCTGATAGCAAGAGTCAAGTAACCGTTGAATATAATGACGATGGTACAATCAACAGAATTGATAAGATTGTTTGCTCATCACAGCATCACCCTGACGTTGATATCAGCGAAGTTCGTAATGGTATTGAACAGATTATTCGTGCTGTTGTACCAACAGATTTGATTGACAAAGAAACTAAGTTCTTGATTAACCCTACAGGTAGGTTCGTGATCGGAGGACCAGACGGTGACACTGGACTTACTGGGCGTAAGATTATCGTTGATACATATGGCGGCGCAGCACCACACGGCGGCGGCGCATTCAGCGGCAAGGATCCGACAAAGGTTGACCGCAGTGCTGCTTACATGGCTCGTTACATTGCTAATAATATTGTAGCAAGCGGCAAAGCAACTTGGGCACAGATTCAGCTTAGCTATGCAATCGGGGTTGAAGAACCAACTAGCTTCTACGTTGACAGTGATGGTGAAAGCAAAGACTTAGAAAAGTATATTCTAGAGAATGTAGATTTAACTCCTAAGGGTATTATTGAAAGATTTGACCTGTTTAGACCAATCTATAGTTCTACTACTAACTATGGTCACTTTGGAAAATCGTATCTCCCTTGGGAAAAAGTTGATCTTTTTAGTTGACATGATTATCAAAAACTGATATTATCAGTCATAAATAAAGAGCAACGAAAGGTTCTACTTATGGCTACCCCTAAAACTGTTCTTATTGGTGATCGTGTTCGTTATGAGTCTGCTGCTGGTACTATCAGTGGTGAAGTAGTTAAGATTATGCGGGCTCCCAACGCAGCGGGCAAACTAATTGATTGGATTTACGTTGAATATCCTAACGAAAAGTCTCCTTGCAACTACTCTATTGCCCGGCTTGCTGATACTTATCTTGAAACGATGAAGTTTGTAGTCACTTTCCGCGACTACACTCATGAAGAATCCGCTGCCGCCTAATATTCATTTTTTGGAAGAAAACGGTTGACATTGGTTACCCATTTTGCTATAGTAAATTATAAGCTGAGAAAACGGAGATATCAAATGTTTCAAGTCGGTGATATGGTTCAAGGTTATAGCTATGATGCACATGGCAACGAAGTTCTGATTGTTGGCGCCTATATGGACACTACTAATGATCCTGAGGAAATGATTCAGGACATCATCGTTCGCACTGCTGATGGTCGCACTGTTTATCTTGATGAACAAGGTGCCCGCCCCTATCGTCCTCGCTAAGGAGATTGTCTATGTGGACTCTTGCAAAAGTTCGTGATGGTTTTGCCGACCTCGGAAATGAAAAGTTTCATACCTTTGCTATCAAGTGTGACGGTGAAGTTATCGGTCAGCTTAAGTGGACGTATCGCCCCAAAAATGCAGGCGGCTACGCATGGCAGGGTAAGATTTTCAAGAGTAAGAAGCATTTTGGTATGGATGTTTCGTTCTTTGATAAGAATAAACAGAATGTTCTCAAGTGGTTTAAGGAGTATAAGTAATGAGTTTTTGGTTGATTGTATACCTGTTCACGCAGGAAGGCGAGTTTGTTGCTAAAGATATATATGAGTCTGCTAACAAAGAGCAGTGCGTAGAGTTTGCCGGACAAGTGGCTAAGACCATCGTCAACAGCGATTTGCAGGCGCAGTTTTATTGCACTAGCGATGAAGACTATCGCATTCAGCGTGGACTTGACCAGTGAAGTTTTGGCTCATTGTCTTCTTCCTCACTCCTGAGGGAGAGTATCTGTCTAAGCAAGAAATGCAACTTAGCAATAAGACTATGTGTGAATTGGTAGCTGAACAATATCCCGCTCAAGTTCGTGAAGGGCCCGTAAAGACTATCTGCGTATCCGATGACCACTATACAGGTAAAAAGCAAGATAAAAACGTACCGTTTGACTGATTAGGTCATTTTTCGGTTGACTCTTACCCAAAACTAGTGTAGTGTTAATTATAAGCTGTGAAAACGGAGATACGAAATGCAAGTTAAAGTTATCTATTTTGACCCTGCAACATCTGCAATGGACACTGTTGCTCTCGTGAATGTCCCCAAGCACCAGGTGGGCTTCAAAGAAGCGGATATAGATGCATGTGAATATGCTTTTACTCGCACACAGAACATTTTTGGTTCATGGAGTATGGGACCGACTTTTGAAGACGGTGAGCATAACGAAGATTTCAGCGAAAACGTTGAAGTTATCATGCCGCTCATGACTGTCGGTGGTCGCAAGTATGGTCATCGTAGTTCAATGATTGGTGACCTCTTTGTTATCAACGGTAACATCTATGTATGTGACACATTTGGATTCAAACTTTATGAAAAAGAACTCGTTTAAGGATAAATGTAAAATGTATTGGATTCATAAGAATTTTGGTTTCCTTCAACTCTCGTTCTATGCTGCAATCGGTGTGGGACTTTTAGTTTTAGGTTATCGTCCGTAACAATATGATAATGAAAATCCTAAGTAATCCCGACATTAAATACACTTGATGAGAATCAACGGTTTAATTTTTGGAGGGATGATAAACTCGGATGAGCCTTCTCGTCCGAGTGATATGCACGGAATTAATTTTAGTTCCGTGCGCCGCCATGCCGGTTCACACCGAATCGCTTCATTTCTTAGACAGAACGGAATTGATGTTGAAGTTATTGACTTCGCCCCAAGTTGGACGTTTGAAGAATTCAAAGAACTTATAAAATCACGAGTGAATGCTAACACTAAGTTTGTTGGTTTGGGTGCAATATTCAACATGAATACTGAAACCCTTTATTATTCTTTTACGTGGTTGAAGCAAACATATCCTGATATATTGATTGTTACTGGTTCTACAGAGTTTCATAATGTACACTTGATTCCTGCTGATTACATGGTAGTGGGTTACGGTGAACTTGCTATACTTGAAATCTTAAAAGGTACTGCAAAGTATAAAGAAGAAGTAATCGATAAAGAAGGAAATAAAAGAAGAACAGTTCACGCACTTCACGACTATCCTGCTTATCCAATGCGAAATCTTTCTATCGATTATGAAAAGAGAGATTTCCTACAACCATTCGAAGCCGTAACTATGGAAACTAGCCGCGGATGCAGATTTAAGTGTTCGTTTTGCACCTATCCGATTTTAGGAGTGAAAGATGACCACACTAGATGCACCGAAGATTTCCATGATAATTTGATGAGAAACTATGATAGCTATGGGATTCACCGATATTCAATCGCAGATGAAACGTTTAACGACCACAGCGAAAAGATCATCAAGTATGCAGACGTTGTAGAGAAACTTCCTTTTAAACCAAATTTTGGTGGATATATTAGGGCAGACCTGTTGCACACAAGACCGCAAGATATAGAACATTTAGCTAGAATGCAGTTCAATGGGCAGTTTTACGGAGTAGAATCATTTCATCGTCCTAGTGCATCTGCTGCCGGTAAAGGAATGGACCCAGCAAAAATTCAACAAGCTATTCTTGACACTAAAGATTATATCATGAAACATAATGGTTATTACAGTGGCACTATTAGCCTTATTGCAGGATTGCCATACGAAACAGAAGAAACATTAAACGAAACTAAAAAGTGGTGTGATGAACATTGGAAAACAAATCACCTAAGCTTTGCTCCGTTGTTTATCACTAGCACACATAATAATGTTAAACAAAGTACCTTATCCTCATCCTATGAAAAGCAAGGATATAGTTTAGTAGAGACAGATGAGATTATGCTAGATGAATCTCATCCTGATCTAAAGAGGATATTCCAAAGTAATAATGTTGTTCCTGAATTAAAATATTACATTAAGTCATTTATGCGTAACTGCGCGCCTACTATGTTATTATATCATTGGAAAAGTAATACAGGCATGACCGAACGTGATGCAATTCTTTGGATTGCAAATAATGTATGGGGCAAAGAAGACTACATGGACTTTGGCGTAGACCATTGGCGTATGGATGAATGGTATGTATACGGCAAAGATGATAAAGATATGCTAGGGTCATACAGAGATTTGGGAGGAGTCAGACCACCTCTTCAATCAAAGATAGACTTCATTGAAGATTATAAAAAGAAGAAACTTAATTATGTTTCAACGTGATAAGTATATAGATAGTGAGAGATACTGATGGATTTGAATAATATGGGTTCCGGCAAAAAACTGATTCAACGGGTTATTGAGTCCGGTAATATAAAAAGAATGGGCTGGACAAGGCAGCAACAGCAAGAAGCTGCCAACAAACAAAAAAATTCACAAACACCAAACACGAGAAACAAGTGAGCGACGACCGCAACAAGAGGGCAAAGCGCCTTCAGCATACTGCAAACGTAATTAAAAAGCAAATGCGTATTGCTAAAGCATTTGGATTGACTCATCTGTTAAAGCAGCCGCACAGGCTTGCGAAGCATCATGCACTAGATTGCGGCAATCCTAAATGTCAAGTGTGTCATTCAGAAAAGATTTTTAACAAGCCTACCCTACAAGAGAAACGTTTTGACCAAAGTTGCAAAACGGACAACCTAGACTCTTGACAACCCCCTAACTATCTGCTATAACTTAATCTTCGTAAAACACTAAGGAGACCTAAGTATGGTTAAAATTATCGTTGCCTTTATCTCACTCTTTCTCATTTTCTTTTTTGGGATTGATATTTTTCGGAAAATGACCGGAAAAGAAAAAATTAGCTTGACAAAGTGGTTAGGCTATAGTACATTGTGTTCGTTGCTAGCGATTGTTGCTGCAACATTAATCGTTCTACTCTTTTAAGGAAGTAAATTAAAATGAATCGTATTGCTAAGATTGCCGTTCTCGCTGGTTTGATGGCCACGACTGCTGCTTGTACTCGTATTGAAACGGGTGAAGTCGGCGTTCGTCGCGGCTTTGATAAGCAAATTCAAACTACTGAACTTCAACCTGGTTCAATCAACCAGACTNTGATCGGTGAAGTTCTTACTTTCCCGACTAAGGATGTTCAGGTTGATATCGCTGACTTGACCCCTCTCGCTAGCGATAACTCAACTGTTGCCGACTTTGATATGGCAGTTATCTATTCAATCAATCCAACAAGTGCTGCTGAAATCTATATTGAAAAGAATCGCGGATTTCACGCCGAAACTGAAGACGGCGACACTCTGTTGATGTATAACTACATTCGTCAGCTTGGTCGTAACGCTGCATACAAGGTTGCTCGTCGTTACGAGTCGTTGAAGATGGCTGACAACCGTGCTGAAATTGAACAGCTTATTCGTGCTGAAATCGTTGCTAGCCTCGCTGCTGAAAAGCTAGATGGTGCAATTTCAATCTCACAGGTTCTTGTTCGTCAGGTTAAGCCTGCTGCGAATATCGTAGCATCAGCTAACCTTTTGGTCGAGGCACAAAATGCTGAAAAGCAGAAGCAGGTAGAAGTTCGTACTGCAAAGCTTGAAGCCGAGCGTATTGCTGCTCTTAATGCTAACGCAGGCGCTACTAAGTACATGGAAGCAACTGCTCTTGTGACGATTGCCGAAGCTGTTAAGGAAGGCAAGGTCAATACGATCATCGTCCCTTACGACTTCAAGGGTATCGTTAACGTAAAGTAAGTATAATTGGGTAGGGGTATAGTGCTCCTACCCAATATTTTTTTAGGAGAAACTAATGATTGAACAATTACCCACAGTTGTTCCTGCTGTAACTTTTAAGACTCGTGTCCGTGATGACTCCATCGAAGGCCCGAATCCATATCGTTGGCAGGACGTAACTTCATATGATTATTTCGCTGGTAAGCGAGTAATCCTATTTTCGCTTCCGGGCGCTTTTACCCCAACTTGCTCAACTTATCAGCTTCCGGGCTTTGAGCAGAACTTTGACCAGTTTAAGGCTTTGGGCATCGATGAAATCTACTGCATGTCAGTGAATGATGCATTTGTCATGAATTGCTGGGCTAAGGATCAGAACATTCAGAACGTTAAGGTTATTCCAGACGGTTCTGGTGTGTTCACTTCACAGATGAACATGCTTGTTCAGAAGGACAATGTTGGCTTCGGAGTTCGTTCATGGCGCTATGCTGTTATTGTTGATAATGGCAAGATTGAACAGTGGTTCATTGAAGATGGCATTGAGCATAACTGCGAAACTGATCCGTATGGCGAAACTTCGCCTGAAACAATCCTTGCATACTTGCAGGGTTCTAATTAAGGGAAACGGGGCAAGTCCCCGTTTCTTTATATGTATGTTAATCCGATAAATACTATAAACGGATTAACGAATGTCAATACTAATATTGTCTAAAAAAGACGAGGACGAATACGAAAATCGTCGGCTCGTAGAAAGTCTTCGTGACTTAGGCATCCCTGCAACCATTTACCACCCAGATAACTTTGATGTTGTTGTGGGAAAAGGTACTGGTCATGGTGTCAAATACAATGGACAAGAGTTTGACATGCCTGATATCGTATTAGCCCGCACAGGCTCAGGCACCACAGAGTTCATCACTGCTATCGTTAGACAGTTTGAAGAAGAACATATCAAATGTATTAATTCTTCTGTGGGCGTAGAAATTGCAAAAGATAAAATGCGTAGCCATCAGCTACTAGCTAGTAAAGGAATGCCAGTACCTAATACAATGCTTGTTAGATTTCCCGTAGATGTAGATATTGCAGACAATCTTATTGGCTGGCCCTGTGTTGTTAAAATTATCAGTGGTAGCTATGGTGAAGGCATCTATCTGTGTGAGAATAAAACTGCATTTAAAAAGATGATGGAGTTCATCGGTAATCTCAATACGCCAAAGACATTGTTAGTTCAAGAATATATCGGTGAAAAGCCAGGCGAAGATTTGCGTGTATTAGTCATCGGTGGTAAAGTTATCGGTGCAATGAAAAGAATAGCTCCGCCCGGAGATTTCAGAGCAAACATATCTAACGGTGGATATGGCGAGCCGTTTGAAGTTAATGGTGAAATTGAATATCTCGCAAGAGAAACAGCGAGAATCTGTGGATTAGAAATTGCGGGTATTGACTTATTGTTTGACAAAGATGGATACAAGATATGCGAGGCTAACTCTGCCCCCGGCTTTGAAGGATTTGAAAAATACTGCGGAATAAATGTAGCAGAGCATATTGCCGAATATATAAAGTATAAGACATCTTTGAAGCGGTGATAACTAAACCAATTTTTACAGCAGACATCCGACCGCATAAATATGTTAGTGAAAAATGTCTACCTATTTCAGCCAAATTATTCTTCGGCGTTGCCAAATGGTAAAATAACTTGTTGGCTACCATATGCTGTCGCAGTACTTTGGAGTCATGCTGAACAAAATGATGTAGTCAAAAATAATTACAATTTAGCTGACATCTTTTTTAGTAGAATACCTGTTGCCCAAGTTATTGAAAGAATGGACAATCCTAAAATAGCAGCATTTAGTTGCTATACATGGAATTGGGAATATACGAAAGTTGTAGCCAAAGCGATAAAAGAACAGTATCCAGAATGTTTGATTCTTTTCGGAGGACCGCAGATACCAGAGGACCCAGAAAGAAAGTCATTTTTTGAAACCCACCCGTATGTGGATTCAGTCATAATTGGGGAAGGAGAAGAGGCTTTCCTTCAAATGCTACTAACTGTTCACGACAATGGTGCACCTGATAAAGTTATAAAATTTCCTAGAATGAAAGAGCTAGTAAGCCCAAGCCCGTATGCGTCTGGTATCTTTGAAAGACTAATAAGAGAAAATCCCAATGTTGAATGGAGCGCCACGTTAGAAACTAATAGGGGCTGTCCGTATGGATGCACGTTCTGTGATTGGGGTTCACTAACACAAAGTAAAGTTAAGTGCTTTAGTGAAGAACGGGTGTTTAGTGATATTGATTGGCTTAGCAAACATAATATACCCTACGTATTTTTATCGGATGCAAACTTTGGCATACTAGTAGAACGAGACATGCGGATAACAAAATACTTACGCAAAACTCAAAATCTTACTGGTCAACCAGGCACCGTATATGTTACTTGGGCTAAGTCATTTAAGAAGAAAGAAACTCTTGATATAATTAAAGAATTCTATAAGGGCACTGAGGTTAACGGTTTAATAATTTCGTTACAATCCATGAATGAACAAACGCTAGTAGATATTAGACGTTCTAATTTTCAACTCAATGATATAGAAAACGTAGCAAAAGAATGTAACAAAATAGGACTTATTCCTATAGTTGAACTTATACTGGGTCTCCCCGGAGAAACTAAAGAGTCTTGGAAAGATACTTATTATAAGATATTAAGTTTGGATGCTGAATTTAGTGGAAACCAAGCGCATTTACTAACAGTTTTAGAAAACTCAGAGATTAACAATTCTATGCAAAAGAAGATACATGGAATAAAGACTGTAACCGTAAATAGACCTTCGCCAAACGGACTTGCAGTTGATAATGAAATTATAGAAAAGGAAGAGATAGTATGCGCAACTAATACTATGCCGTTCGATGATCTAGTCGAAAGCTACATGTTCACCTATATTATAAGTATGTTCCACAGCACTGGCTGGGCCAAAATCATAATATTTTATTTAACAAATAATAATATCATGCCACTCAGCCAAATTATTAGTAAATTGGAAAATTGTTTAATTAATGGTGACGGTTATCTTTCAACTGAATATCATAGAGTGAAGTCATTTTTTGCAGCATTCTTAAGCAACGCGGAATACAAACAGGAACACCAAGATTTAATTAACAAGTCTTACGCTATTCCTCTAGCGAGCCTATCAAATTTTTACTTAAATCATGAGACAATTATAGAAGAACTCCGAAATATATTTGATATTGAATATACCGGGCTTCCCAAAGATATTCATGACTCACTTTTTGACATACAATCTGCACTTATGTACTCACCTAAAAAAACATATCCATACAGTATACCTGACCCATATGGCATATATGAGAGTGCGATGAACAATGAAGTGACTGGCCCTTCCTTACTAAATATAGAATATCTTCATGAGCCTATAATAGACACCGATCCAGAAATATTATTCATGCGATTAATCATCGGTAAAAAATTAGGACGAAGCAATACACAAATTACGATAGAGAGAACAAATGAAAAAGATGTATACTAATAAACCGATTATAATCACAGAAGACAATCCAACCACTATACCTGAAAAAGACGATAAAAAAGAATCAAAAACCTTGAGGACGAGGTTCGTCAATTGAAGGAACAACTTCACAAAATGGCTTCCGCCCTGCAACTTAATAGCAGGCAGTTTCGTCGCACTACTACTGACATCAATAATCTTACAACGGCGATTCATAACGTAAAAAGAGGTTGACATCTGATTCATAGTTTGCTATAAGAAGACTATGACAAAACGATACGCATATTTTTTCACCCGTCAAGATATCTTTAAGGAGTATCAGCTTGTGCAGACTGCACACGTTGCGTACAAGTTAGGGTCCGCGTTGGGTAAAGATGCTGATGCAGATAATACATATTTTACCTGCGTCGGAGTTAGGAATCTTGAGGCACTTGTTGCGGTTGAAAAGATTCTGTTTGAGTTCGGGATTAAGTATGAACATTTCAGCGAACCCGATTTGAATGGTGGTGAAATGACTGCAATCGCAGTTCACCCCATTGATGAAGATAAGCGGGATATTCTTCTCGCATTTAACCTTTTGAAATTTTGAGGATACACTAATGAAAAATGCAATATATCATAGTTGGAATTTTATCTTTGACTACAACAAAAGTCCATTGCGACATATACCCGAAGGCAATATTAGGCATATGGTATATCAAGTTTTGGGTTGGATGTGGGCTATCGCCTTCTCTATTGCGACCGGTACATATGCGCTTATGGGAGTGAATCTAATCGCTCATGCTGTCCTTATCGGTGCAGCAGCCTTAACGGTTGCGACATACACTACTGCAACAGTAAAACCAGAATTGTTTGTGCGTAAGTCAGGATGGGGTCGTAGTGCGACCGGAGAGCATGAGTAAGATGAACGTATTAAGGTCTGTTTGGGCACAATATGGCATCAGAAAAGGTGCTACGGTGTGTGAAGATGACCAAGGATACTTTGTTCGTTATGCTTACACCATGAAAACTGTCGGTGAAAGTAAACGATATAAAAGACTAAGTACCGCATATAAAAAAGCGGAACGATGGTGTAAAGGAAATGATGAATGAATGATACGATGATTGGTTTACTGGGATATGCAGGACTTATCGTATGCCTATTAGTAATAGTAGGATTGTTCCGTAAATGATGTTTCTACTTATTTTTCTGATTGCTATTGCGGTTGGATTTACTCTGTTTGCATTACTGCGCGGACTTACCGCGTTTTCACAAGAACAAACAACTGAATCTCGCACACAGCAAACTCAAATGATGTTTTCAAGAGTTAAGTGGCAAGCAATTGCCGTAATATTGGTAGTAGTTGCTGCCGCAGTTTTTTCTAATTAAGGAATATAGTAATGGCATATTTTTTGAAGAACGGTACTAGCTTTCGTGTTTCCAGCAAGGAAGCAATGGACCTACACGAGAAGCTTCCTGCAGGCAACTACACCGTTGCTGTAGACCCGATGGGTAACCTCTATCTTGAATCTATCGATGATTTTGAAATCCCATCTAAGATGTATGGTAATACCCTGCGTCATACTGACCGCATTATCAACTCGTTTTGGAAGCGCCCGCAACAGACTGGTGTTCTGTTGAACGGTGAAAAGGGTTCGGGTAAGACTTTGCTTGCTAAGAACATCAGCGTTGAACTTGCGAAGGAGGGCGTTCCTACTATCGTAATCAATCGTGATTGGACTGGCGATGGTTTCTTCAAGCTGTTACAGGACATTGACCAGCCGTGTGTCGTTCTCTTTGATGAATTTGAAAAGGTCTATGACCACGAGAAGCAGGAAGAAATCCTCACACTGCTTGATGGTGTGTTCGGTTCAAAGAAGCTTTACATCTTGACAGTGAATGACAAGTGGCGTGTTGACTCGCACATGCGTAATCGTCCTGGTCGTATCTTCTATCTGCTAGACTTCAAGGGTTTGGATCAGGTGTTCATTCGTGAATACTGTGAAGACAACCTCGTTAACAAGCAATACATTGACCAAATTTGTTCATTGACTAGTTTGTTCGGTGAGTTCAACTTTGATATGCTTAAGGCACTTGTTGAAGAAATGAATCGCTACGACGAGACTCCGACCGAAGCACTTGAAATGCTCAACGCTAAGCCTGAATACGATGAGGGTGCTAAGTACGAGATTAAGTTGGTTGATGGTGGTAAGGAAATCAAGTCTGTTAGTCCTGAAATTTGGCGCGGCAACCCGCTAGCTATGAAGGGTGTCAACATTGAATATGATCCTGATCCAAATGATGATGACTCTGATTGGGTTGACCTTCGTTTTGCCCCTGAGCATCTTATCAATCTGAACAGTCAGGAAGGTAAGTTCATCTTTGAAAGCAAGGGTGCCCGACTGATCCTTACACGAGCGAAAGAGAAGGCACTGTTTGACTACAGCCACCTCGCTCTTTAATTTCGCATTTGATGTAGACGGTACGCTGACTCCTAGTAGACAGCGTATCGCTCCATCGTTTGAGGAATGGTTCCTTTCATTCTGCCAAACTAATAATGTCTATCTTGTGTCCGGAAGCGACTACGAGAAGACGCTAGAGCAGCTTGGCGAAGAGATATGTAATACTGTCAAAGGTGTCTATAGCTGCTGCGGAAACGCTCTCTATGTGAGCGGAGAACTACAGTATGTCAACGACTTTGCATTGACTATCGAACAACATGAATATCTTGAAAGCCTATTGCAGTTGAGTTCCTTCCCAAAGCGGACGGGTAACCATATTGAAATGCGCCCCGGTTCTTGTAATTTCAGTATTATTGGACGCAACGCAGACATGAATGAACGTTCTGAATATTTGGAATACGATACTCGTGTAGATGAACGAAATTTTTACGCATTCCTTATCCGCGAAAATTTCCCAATGCTAGAGGCTACAGTCGCGGGCGAAACAGGAATAGATATTCATCCTGTAGGAAAAGATAAGAGTCAGATAGCAGAACATATATCTCCCTTTGTATTCTTTGGAGATAAGATATACCCCGGTGGAAATGATTATACCATTGCCCAACATGCAACTAAGTATTATAATGTTTCAACTTGGGAAGAGACATTTGAAATTTTAAAAAAGGAGTATAGATAATGTTAGAATGTTTAATTTTAGGCGATAGTATCGCAGTAGGTACTAAGATGTTTGCACCTAAGGAATGCGTATCGTATTCCAAGGGTGGTTATAACACATGGCAGTGGAATAAGAAGTGGGGTAACACTCCATTGAATTCTGAAATAGTTGTAATTAGTCTTGGTACCAATGACCATAAAGGTGTTAAGACTGAAAAGGAACTTCGCAAGATGCGGGAACGAGTTCGCTCAAACCGAGTAATATGGGTTATGCCCCCTTGCAATCCAAAGTTCTGCAAATCAAATATCAATGTAATCGTCACTAAGTTGGCTAATGAATACGGTGATCAAGTCATTGGTACCAAACACGTTCAGCCAGATGGGGTTCACCCTAGCTGGAAGGGCTATAAAGAAATTGTAAAGAAAGCAAAATTATGAATTCACTAGTACAACCTAGCAATTGGGTTACTACTGTAACCATCAGCTTGCCTGACTATGCATCGCAGTTGGTAAACAGACTTGAATCTGTTATGAAAGATACTAGTCTTTCTACTGTAGAAGCACATTCTTGTGCCCTTGCTGCTTCTTTAGCAGTAGGATACGGTGAATTGGCTCTTGAAATTTCAATGAGCGATGAGCTTAGAGGAAATGATATCCGCGAAGAAGTGGCTGCGGCTGTAATAGATATGACTTTTAGCAATATCAGCGGAGACCTCTTAATCACTGACCTCAAGATTACTCCCTATGCCTTAGCTGTTTCTATGATTCTCAAAGATGAACTTAGTATTGAGGTTATTAGGAGTGGGTTGATAGAGTTTGGTTACACCAATGAACAACTTGTGGATATTGCTAAGATAGCAGGTTTAATCCCTGCTATTGGTAAGTGCCTTATTTAATACCGATTAGCATAAATCTCGTATACCCGTTATCATCGCTATATCTAATCTCCTTCTCCCCGGAGTAAAGATACTTTGATAACGGGTATTTTAGTGTCAGGTCTTCCAACGACTCATTAGAGTTGACACACTTCCAAACATCATCGTCCGCTGTCTGTACGTCACTTGATTGAATACACACCATAGTGCCGTACTCAAGATTCTCAAACCAATCATTGCCCTTCATATGCTCCGGTGAGCAGTTGATTACAAGGTCGTAGCCTGCTAAATTTACACCATTTGCGTCCGCTATAATGTTCTCAACCTTATAATCCTTACCGATTCGCCATGCTTCGGTAAGCTTGTCAGCAATCTCTTTTGTCTCCGGGTCAATGTCTACGCCCAAAATGTATTGATATCTATCCGCGTTTCGTGTTAGAAGCATAAATGAAAGCACGTTGTACCAGCTACCTAAGATAGCAATCTTGATGTTAGCATGGACAAAGCGTTCAAGTTCTTTGCAAAGCCAGACTTTGCTTTGGATTTGACCGTGAGAGAAGGAATCGTAATTCATCTTCTATTTAGAGGTGAATTAGGGGTTGACATAGAAAGCTAACGGTGCTATAGTTAATTATAAGCTGAGAAAACGGAGCTCGTTCAGAAATTAATTTCTGACTAAGGTCATTTTTTTCTTGACAACAGTTTTGAAATGATATATAAGAGTATATGTAATGCAGATTTGACGAAAAGTTGAAAAACTACCCGTTAAAATGCACTATTATTAACCAGGACTAAATAAACTTACTATGAATACTACTTGTAACATATCGCTGAAACAGCATATACTCTGGGGACAATTATTGGCTCCGATGGGTGCAGTTGCGGCAGTATATATTACAAGCAATCGCGGCGACTTTACACCATCAGTGGAACAAGAGCCCGGCGGATAAGTAGACATAGTTAAACTAGTTTATTTAGACCCCGGGAACTCAAGTTCTTGGGGTTTTCCATTTAGAAGTGCAAGTCGGAACGAGGCTGCAAAGCACTATAAAAAATGAACGGGCGGTGGTAATGATGGATTCACTTTGCGGTGATGAAAAAACTATCAGATGAGGACATTACGATCCTCTCAAGCGGTCAATCCTGAAATGCCAGGAAACATAGATCGCTTATCAACAAAAGGCTAACCATTCATTATTTGAGAACATTCACTGTTAAAAAATGCACCGGCTTTGTAAACCGACTGGCACCTTTGAGTGTCCTCTAATAATGAATGATATATTGCCCGATAGATCAATTGGTAGATCGACTGACTCTGACTCAGTAGGTTCTAGGTTCGAGCCCTAGTCGGGCATCCAAAATATTTGACATTGCTCTATAGAGCATATATAATACACGTATATTGATGCTGCCCCATCCTCTAATGGTAAGAGAGCGGACTTTGACTCCGTCAATCGAGGTTCGAGTCCTCGTGGGGCATCCAAAGAGAGTAAGGCTGCTTGCATGTTACAACATACTTTTCCTATTTTTTATGGCAATAGAATTGCTCTAGTAGAGAACACTACTTTTCACTTTTATGGCAGTGATTCCAAAGAAAAGTTTTTCACCAATCGAGCAAGATTAGGTGAATCTTGGAAATACTACGATTCGCTAGTTCAGCTTACATATAAGTCTGACAATTATGGTTTCAGAAATCATCATTCTTTAGATGTTATTCAACACGCCCCCTATATCGTGACAATAGGCTGTTCACATACTATGGGTACTGGGATTCATCATGAAGATACGTATTCTTGTCATCTTGAAAATTTAGCAGGAATTCCCGTCTACAATATGGGATTAGGAGGTTCCTCTAACGAAGTTAGCTTTTTAAACCTAGTTTGGTTACTTACTAATTTCAATCCTCCAAAAACAATTGTATTTCAACAAACAGGAATGTCTAGATTTCCATTGATATCCCAAAATAAAACGATATCATTTGAAGGGCCGTGGTCTGCAAAAGACAATAATGATTTACGTGATTTTATGATTTTATCCGACACATTCGGATACAATAATACAAAGTTTCTACTGTTAGAAATTATGTTACGACAATTGACTACTAAGCACGGAGTAAACTTATATGCTATTCCTGATCAAATATCTGTACTACGTGCCAACACTTCATGCAGTGAACTAGCAAGAGATCTAGTGCATAGCGGTAAAGACTTTAATGAATTTTTAGCCAAATATATTTGGTCAAATATTTCTAATAAATAGCATGACGCTGTTGTAGCTCAGTGGTAGTAGCACTTCATTGGTAATGAAGAGGTCGAGAGTTCAATCCTCTCCAACAGCACCATACTTGCCCCAAAGTTTTTCATAAACTTCTACAGAATGGTCATCACTCACTTTTTGAAGTGAGTGATTCCAAATCAAATCTTCTATGTATGGGTTTACTTTGTTGTTATACGTGTCTGCTAAATCAGTAAATACTTTTTTATTGTTAATCACGGATTTAGTGAGTTTGTCTCTATGCAGATCTTTGTTGCTTAATAAATGCAACACATTGTCAACGCACATTCTAATTACATCTTCTTCTGGTCCTACTAATGTTTCATATGGATGTTTTACTGCATACTGAAAGGTATCAAATCCTAAGGAATGCAAATATTCATACGTTTTTTTGTAGCCTATTAGCACGAAGGGATGAAAATTATTAATTGTTTTCCAAGTTTTTTCTGTGATAAACCAGTAATACTCAGGATGAAATGTAGTTTCAGTAACTAAACTAACAGCCGTTTTAGCATACATTTCGGCTGTAGGGCTAAACGCAATTGGATAAAAATTAGTAGTGCCCGTTCCAAAGTTTGGTGAGACATCATCAATTTTTCTAACAGTATCGGTTATAAATCTTTGATACGCATCATCAGACATATTAGGCAAATAACAACGCACTGCATCTTCTAGATGAGACCCGTAATGCAATGACCATTCGCACTTAGCGAGTTCATTTCGCTGGTACAAATCGTATAATGTAAATATTCGTTGTTTTTTATAAGGAGTTCCTATTTTAAACAATATTTTGTCATTGTCTAGATTAGGACCAAACTCAGGATTCTCTGATTTATGTACTCTACACAGCAAAGAATCATATAATACGGTATTTACAGTGGTCCAATGATTGGGTTCGCTGTAACTATAAACATCTAACAGTAGCACAACATTGTCTTGATTAGGAGTAACTCCTAGTATTTCTAGTGCAGTTAGGATTTTTTCATGCGGCCATATTTCCCATACCGCAGATAGTATTATTTTGTTATCTTTGTCACTGATTAATGCTTTCACCCTTTCAATGCCTTTAGGAATTGTAAATTCATGATAGAGGTTAAAATACGGGATTAAGTCTACGTAGTAAATATTCATGCTATTATTTATCGGACCCTTAGTTCAGCTGGATAGAGCGTCTGTCTTCGAAACAGAATGTCGGGGGTTCGAATCCCTCAGGGTCCACCAAGTTAATGCCCGCGTAGCTCAGCTGGATAGAGCATCAGATTACGAATCTGAGGGTCGGAGGTTCGAATCCTTCCGCGGGCACCAATTTCATGTACGCTAAGTGTTACGGTAGCACGACTGGTTCCAACCCAGTTAGCGTGGGTTCGACTCCTACAGCGTATGCCAGTTTATGGTGATTGTAGCTCAGTTGGTTAGAGCGTCGGTTTGTGGTACCGAATGTCGCGGGTTCGAGTCCCGTCTTTCACCCCAGTTTCATGCACCCTTAGCTCAGCGGTAGAGCATTTCCTTGACATGGAAAAGGTCACTGGTTCAAACCCAGTAGGGTGTACCATTATTACTAGGTTGACAAGCTGCTTGATATATAGTATACTAGTATATGCACAAAGAGATAGACATTGTATGAAAGAACATGAACCACATTATCACGAAGATAAGAAGACCGGACTGTTAGTTCGGTGTATGAATTCGTGTTCAAATTTGATTACTGATTATAGATTTTGGATTGGCGTAACTATCAGCTATCCATTAGAACACTTTCTCTGGGAACATGTCTGGCCCTTCAAGCTAGTAATGCATTTTCTCGGACTTTAACTTATGGCGGCGAGTGATACCCACTGCAATAGTGACGAACAACCGTTACCGCTGCCCTCCAATCTTATGCGTCCGCATACATGGACTACCTTCCGAAAGTAGCCCCAGTATAGAAAAAAAGCGGGCGCGCCATTTCAAGGAGTCGTGCTAGAGTGGCCGATTAGACTATCTTGGAAAGGTAGCGTACCGAAAGGTACCGTGAGTTCGAATCTCACCGACTCCACCAAACCCAACGGGGTATAGCGCAGCCTGGTAGCGCACTTGTCTGGGGGACAAGTGGTCGTCGGTTCAAATCCGGCTACCCCGACCAATTCAACGGGAATTAGGAAAGTCTGGTTTAATCCGCCTGGTTTGGGGCCAGGAGATCGTAGGTTCGAATCCTACATTCCCGACCAGTTTATAGAGTACCCTCATATGCTGAATAAATACTCGTGTATGACTAAAGAGCATAATTTAAATTCTAATCCAACATTCTGTATGTTAGGTCTTCTACACACTTATGTCTCCCCGAACGGCAATGTTATGCCCTGTTGTGTAGGCGATATGTCAAAAGAATCTTTAGGAAACATCAATGAAGTTTCTGACTGGAACTCAGTGTGGAACGGAGAACGGTATAAAGAATTTAGAAAGAATATGGTTCAAGGGGAGAAAAATCCCGCTTGTTCTTTTTGTTATGACACAGAAAAGTTCAGTAAGTCTAGTGCTAGAACAATAGCCAATGCAAACTATTCTAAAAACTATGATGAGTACATGGATAAACTTCTCCCGTCAGGAGAGTTGAAAACTAATAAACTAAAATATCTTGATTTTAGGTTCACTAATAAATGCAATCAAGCATGTATTACTTGCAATCATGATTTAAGTTCTAGTTGGTTTGATTTGATGAACAAGTTAGGTTATCCGATTGTAGGAACAAAATTTATTGAGCCACAGGATAAAACTCTAGCATATAAGTTGATAGATGATAATATAGAAAGTGTTGAAACTATATACTTTGCAGGCGGCGAGCCACTGTTATCAGAATATCACTGGTACACGCTTGATAGACTAATAGAAAATAACAGATGTAAAGAGGTAGAATTAAGATACTCCTCTAATTGCAGCACACTTCGCTATAAAGATAAACATATACTAGACTACTGGAAACAGTTTAAGTCTGTTGTTGTAATAGCAAGCGTAGACGAAGTACACGACAGATTCAATTACATACGCTGGCCCGGTGATTGGGAAACTATATCAGAAAATCTTAAGAAGATTCAAGAGTCATTTGAGCAACTACGCAACGAGGATGAAATGACTCACCTGCTAGTATATTCGCCGGTGATAAGTTCTCTCAATGTTCATCGCTTGAAAGAAATGATGCAAGAAATTATAGATAAGCAAGCGTATCAGTTTTCTATGGCACAGGACAAAAACGCAATTTTTGAATATTTCCTATTTTGTAATTTGTTAAGAAATCCAAATCATCTTAGTATTATTAACATGCCACAAGAACATTGGGAAATGGTTGAACTATCATTGGACGAGTTTCAAGTTTGGTATTGCGATACTATTATTGCTAACACAGAGTATTATGTAGTAAAAACTGAAATGCTCAACGAAGGAATCAACAAAATAAAAGAACTGCGAAAAATGAATCAGCAGGATATGGAATTTTTTGTTCAACCTACAGAAGACCATTTGAAGCATATGCGAGAATATTCTAATATGGATAGAGTCAGAGGAACCGATTTCATGAAGACGTTTCCTGAGCTTGGTTGGCTATACAAATAATAAAATTTTGGGGCTTTAGCTCAGCTGGGAGAGCATCTGTCTGGCAGACAGAAGGTCACGGGTTCAATCCCCGTAGGCTCCACCAAAATATGGCCCGGTCGTCTAGTGGCTAGGACACTGCCCTTTCAAGGCAGAGAAGCGGGGTCGGAACCCGTTCGGGCTACCAATAAATAGCATAGGAGGAATTATTCTATGTTTAAAAAAGTATCTTTAGTAGCACTGTTATTGTTAACCAGTTGTAATCCCGCGCCTCAGAAAGGTGCCGATGGATATAGGTTTGGTGAAAAGCAATATGAAAAATCTACAGTGCAAATTAAAATTGTCACTTATAAATCACAAGCTGATTTACAGAAAGTACTAGGTAATAGAGCAGATGTTGCATCTAAAGATGTCATAGCGTTTAGTGAACTTAAGCCACCGTTTGATACATGTACGATACATATGGTTGATCCCAAAGTTGAGTATCAGCCTGAATTTGTAGGTCACGAAATGCTACACTGTTTTTATGGACAGTGGCATAAGAACAATAAAACAACATAAATTCATTGGTCTGTTAGCTCAGTTGGTTAGAGCGTTGGCCTGTCACGCCAAAGGTCACGGGTTCAAGTCCCGTACAGATCGCCATTTAAATGCTCCTGTAGCTCAGTTGGTAGAGCACCTGATTGAAGATCAGGGTGTCGGCGGTTCGAACCCGTCTGGGAGCACCAAATTTTACTCGTGTGTGTACGGTGACCATATGTGACCCTGTTTCATTCTCAAACCAAACAGGAGTGTACCTGATGTCCGTAGCAGTACTATTGAGTTAGTATCGGTAACTAAATTTGAGACACTAGTTACGGCGAGTAAATACATTATGTTTGATGATGAAGTAACAATACTTGATGATGTGTTGAGCATTGAGGACTGTGATAGCTTAATTGCCTACTACACAAGTTCTCTGCTAGAAACCGATCACGGATATAACTATCCGTTCAAAGCGATTGTCCCTCATTATACACGCAAACCGGTAGATGATTTCATTAGAGAGAAAGTTTCACTCATAATGAAACATGTACCTGAGAATTTAATGGTGCAACGTGCCCACATTGAATGCAGACAAAATGAGCATATGGCTCATCGTGATATGCAAGCAGGTGAATGGGGATTATGCACAAGTGTTCTCTATCTAAATGATAATTTTGATGGGGGACAAACTTTTATTACTAGGTCTAACGGAGAAAAAGTTGAAGTTCAACCTAAGCCCGGAAGAGTTGTAGCATACAATGGTCATAAACTTGAGCATGGTGTTACACAAGTTAGTAATGGATTAAGATATACGTTGCCTATATGGTATACGATTAGACCACAAGACTTACCTAACAGTTTGCTTTGGTGGTTATAAAGATTGCGGATGTGGCGGAATTGGTAGACGCCCCAGTTTTAGGTACTGGTATCGTAATGGTGTGGGGGTTCGAGTCCCTTCATCCGCACCAAATTTCAGAAATCGGAAGAAGTCATCGGTCTAGAACGATGCTTCAAGGCACACTATGAGGGTCTATAAACAAGTACCTGAACTGCTGAACCGACACTACTAAGCAGTTCCGGCTGCTGAACCATGTTACATAGGGGATCATGATATCCGCCAGCTATCGTACATGTAAACAAACCGGATCAATTTACTGCCCCGATGGTGGAATCGGTAGACGCGGAAGATTCAAAATCTTTTGCCCTTAGGGCGTGGGGGTTCAAGTCCCTCTCGGGGCACCAGTGAGTTGACTAAGACGAATTACTTATAATGTGTCTTCACTGAAGAAAATAACAATTGACTTGTAAATTTTGTCTTTCGGAACTTGGAAAGAATATACAAGTTCAGCATTTTCAATTGCACAACCAAGAAATACCGGTTCATCTGCTGAATGACTTTCAATTAAGGTACAATCTTCTGGATGATAACCGTTTGGATAGTCAGGTAGTCTAGGTGAATTTAACGGCGCAGAATAAGCACTGACAGTTGACCCTATTTCTTCTAAAGGAAGTACAATACAACTATTAGGCGTTGTTCCCTGATAGTATTCATTTCCTCCTTGCGTTTCGAGGTATAATACATTTATTATTGATAAATTTAGTCCCGCAAGAACATTAGCTGTTATGGGTAACTCTGCCCCTGTTACCATGAAGTAATAAATATCAGTCCAAGCTTCTGCTGACGGCACGGCTATTATACGAAGTTCCAAGTGTGACTTGAGTTCTTCAATACATGCAGTAAAGTCTACGTTGGTTAAGGGTGTAATAATGTTGTTCATGATATTATTTATCAATAAAGATATTTTTTTTAATTTTACAGGGTAGCCCAGCGTCACTTCTTGCTGATATAGTATAGTGGTATTACTACGGATTCGTAACCCGTTGACAGGAGTTCAATTCTTCTTATCAGCACCAAATTACTAAATAGTAGTTTGGAGATTACTATGTTTAGAACACTTATACTATCAGCAGCATTATTATTTTCTTTCCCTGCATATGCACAGGTTCAGAAAGAAACAACAGGTTCATTAGGTGGAACAGTTATCAATGATGATAACATTGTTCTTACTGGAGCCTTCAAGCATGTTACTGACACCGGCCCTAGAGAATACTCATTTGAAAGTGATATTCTTTATAAGAGTGCTAACGGCGTAACTTCTAGAGAGCAGATTAACGCATTTGCTAAAGTCAATCAGGACATTCATCCTAAGCACTATCTACAAGTTGGTGCAAGATATAGACACGATCCAAGAACATTTTCAGAAGATCAAGCAGTATATAGCATCGGTCACGGTTTCAGACTCGTAAAGACTGATAAAACTAAAATATCAAATGAACTTAGCGTTGGCTTCAAGCACGGTACAGGTGGATACAGCGATGTAGTAGTTCGTGAAAGTGTATGGATTAGTCACAACCTTAGTAAAACAGTTTCAGTTTCAAATAAGTTTATGATTGAAGAAGGTTCTAGAACCTTCATTCAGAACAAAGCTGAAATCAAATACAAGTTAAGTGAGAAAACTAGTTTCTCAATTCAAGACTTGTACACAAAAGATTGGCGTGAAGACAACACCGTATCTTTTGCATTCACATTTAAAATCTAATACTCCCTTAGTTTAGCGGTAAAACACCTGGCTTATATCCAGCATCGTCTCCAGATTAGAGAGCGTCACAGGTTCGAATCCTGTAGGGAGTACCAATATGCCCAGGTGGTGGAATGGTAGACACGCAACGTTGAGGTCGTTGTGGGCGAAAGCCCGTGAAAGTTCGAGTCTTTTCTTGGGCACCAAAAATTATATAGTAAATATAGATATGAATACGCTAGTCGCCATATTAACATCAGATAAAATTGACAAGCTTGAACGCTGCATCAAATCCGTATTACAACAAACACCACTAAGTGATATTGTTGTGATCATAAACACTGCGGATACACAATACGCAACGTCTGCTCAACACACTTGTAAAAAATATGGTATTAGATATGAGGTTACCATATCTAACGGTACTCCCGCAATGGGTAAAAACTCTGTTCTCGATTTCTTTCTCAATACAGAATATGATTACCTCACGCAAATAGATGGTGATGATTATCTTACTCCAAATGCCATCGATAAGATTCATAGTATAATACAAAACAATCCTAATATAGATATTCTTGGTCTTACTAACAATCCTATGACATATCAAGGTAAACAGTATATGGTACAAGAGTTTTTTGAAAGTTCTGATATCTACTCATTCGCAGGAATAGACGGTAGAGAAGCACTTAATTTGATTGCATTGGGAAAGTTTATGGTAAACCATCTTCCGTGGAATAGAATTTTATTGTATTCTAGACAATGTGCCGAATCGTTTCGATTTGATGAAACATTCTTAGGAGCGGAAGATATAGTAGCATCCTATGAATTATATTATAACTCAACTTTAAAATATCTTTTTACACATGAACATCTTTACATGTACGATTTAGAACCAAACGGCAATTTCAATACGTTTCTAGCAAATTCTACCGAAGTAAAGAAGATTCATATGAAACTTAGGACTGTGGTAAATGCATCTAAAATATAAAATTGACTTACTTAGGACATACAAAGTATTTAAAAAGTTGCGCAAAAATCCTACAAATACAATTTTTGTTTTTGAAATACTGCACTCAACAAATTCGCCTTCTCTTAAGTGGACATACTCTAAATTACTTCAAACTTCTTATGGTGGTAGAACGGCATATGATTCAGAAGAAATTTCTAGTTACTTTGGCACATTAGCTGAAAGGCCAAACAGTTCTGTTGGTAAAGAATGTCATAATTTATTTCCCAACCAAGAGATTCTGCTTAAAATAAGTAGAAGAAAAAATAAAAATAATGATTGGATTGAGGCTAAACATCCATACAACTGGATGGCAAGAAGATACAGAGACACGCACGACACATGGCATACACTTACCGGTTATCCTGCTAATGATATCGGAGAAATGAGGCTTGCGATGTTTTCGTTTGCACAAACAAAATCTATTGGTTGGTTTTTAGTAAGTTTTGCTATCTTGTTGAAGTATGGTGTTACCAAACGCAATGTGATGTTGATGTTGACTGCATATCAAAACGGTAAACAAGCTAAATTTCTTCTCGCTGAAAACTATGATGAATTATTCAGCGAAAATTTAGAAGCCGCACGAGCAAGATTGAACATAAATGCGCAAACTCTTTAAAATTGATAGTAGTTATCCTCTAGAGGAATTGGCAGAGTTTTGTAAAAACGCTGATTTGGATTCTAGGGATGGAGCAAGAAACATGGAGTACAATGATTGGGAAAACAAACCTCATACTTTTCTATACCTGCTATACAAAGAAAAAAGATTTGACGGTGCATTGAATGGTTATGTAATTTGCAAAGAAAATGAGCAAATTATATGCGGTCAAGGATATTATCTATCCGAGATAGATAATATGATTTGCTGCGGTGTTCGTAGTTACACAATTCCTGGAAAAAATTGCGGAAATACTCACGGTGACATCAAGGATATGATCTATCATGAAGTAAGCGCATTAGGTGCGGCTGGATGCTTTTTATCATTCAATGAATACAATTACGAAAACGTTGCTAGATATGTAAAAGTCAATGATCCTAGTAATTACCTAACGTCATATATAGATGATGACGGGCAATGGTGGTCTAGACCTGGCAGAAAAATACATCTCCATGAATCATATGGACCAATAAGATTAAAAGATACTAAGCAGTGGATAATCTATCACCTGTTTAGGCCGTCTGATAAAATATCTATACTGGAGCAATTGAAAAACTTGGACTGGTACGAGTGAAGGATTACAGATGTTAGTATTATTCGGTGATAGTTTTACTGCTGAGTGGCCCAGCGACCCCAAAAATGCCACTCATTCGACTTGGTTTAAAATGCTAGCCGATAGGTTAGGAATAGAATATAAAACATACGGTGAGCGTGGTACTTCGTTTGAGTATTCAACCTTAAAATTTTTTGAATATTTAACCGGGGACGATTATGATCCAAACGATCAGATCATATTTGTTTTAACAGACAGCTATCGAAGTCCGGTTGTTGCAGAAGAATTTGTTCCGATGTGGGCAGCATTCACATTTTCTAAAGTGTTTCCTGAGTATTTTGAAGCTGCCCCGCGACAAATGATAGCTAACCTATCTGAATCGAATGAACATTATAATAGATTTAAGAATTTTTACAAAGATTGGTTTTTACTAAAAAATCAAGATTTAATTTCGGCGCAACGGTACATGCTATTACATACATTACATAGCCTGCCTAATAACACGGTATCAATTAGTGTAGACGTGGATGAAGCATCTATCGCAAAACATTTCCCCAAACATGCTAATTTTTCGTTGATTGAAGTTAGTGGCAACGAATTTTCTGACGGCACATTGTGGGATTTTATAACAAAATATGGTCCCGATGATTTTAGACTGAATCATCTACACGAAAAAAATCATCATGTCTTAACGGATGCAGTATATGCATATCTAACTGATGATAATTTTTTAGATTTCAGTACATCTTCTTTCCATAAAAATTTGTTTTCCGTAAAATAGAACAACAACATATTTATAGATTTCGGTTGCGTTAAGTACGATTATAGTGTATATATTAAAGACAGTCTAAATATTTTTAAAAAAGGAGCATAACATGGCAGTACTAGCCTTAGACGTATCGGGTATCCCAAGAACGTGGGTCTCCCACGACGAAGCAATTTCGTATCATGCAAAGAACTTGGTTGCCTGGACTCTAGGCGACGTTATTGCTAGATATAGAGGCGGCTATCAAGATGATGGTACGCAGAGTTATATCGAAACTCCCAGCATCATTGCTGTTAAGGGTGAAGGTTTTAACTTCAAAAAGCACAACAAAGTTATCTTGACTAACAAGACGCTGTTTGCCCGTGACCGTAACATGTGCGGATACTGCGGTGTTCAAATAGGCAATCATAGTAAGTTAAGTCGAGACCACATTGTACCTAGGTACCACGGTGGTATTGACGAATGGACTAACGTTGTTACTGCTTGCATCCCTTGCAATCAAAAGAAGGGTTGTAAGAGTTTGAAGGAATCTCGTATGGAACTGTTGTACATTCCGTACGCACCCAACCACTACGAAAACATGATTCTCCAAAACCGCAGCATTCTTGCTGACCAAATGGAGTATCTGTTGAGCGGTGTGCCCAAACACAGTAGAATTGTTCAATTAGCGGCTTGACATTTATTTGTCAAGCTGCTATAACAAGATTAAATAGTTTATAGAGTTTATTCCCTAATGGCGCAGCGGTAGCGCAGTTGACTGTTAATCAATTGGTCGGTGGTTCGAATCCATCTTAGGGAGCCAGTTTCGAATAAGCAGTACCGTCTGCTGAACCAACGTGTATACCCAATGCATTATACGTTGAAAACAAAACGGCAAGTTTGACGCAGGGTGGAGCAGTGGTAGCTCGTCTGGCTCATAACCAGAAGGTCGTCGGTTCAAGTCCGACTCCTGCAACCAGTTTGAATGTAATGGAAGTTCCTGTGGCGACCAAGCGATTGGGGGAAGATAGGAACGTAAAGAGCGAAATTACCGACAGTAGCGTGTCGACACCTCAGTTGCCATTACATTCATCAATATATC